GTATTGTAGTTAGTCATAAACCTATAACCACCACCTCTGTAGTTGTTAAACCACTCTCCTTCAATAGCTCTACCAACGGCTAAACCATAATCCCATGAAGCTTTCTCAGCATCAGATACAACCTGATCTGGAAAAGTGCTATTCATATTAGTGTAAATTTGCATTTATTTTATAATTTTTGAGGTACTACCATCATTATTGTACTTTTTTATACCTAAATTTATTGAGTTTCAGTATGGAGAGTTAAATCCGAGCAGTAGAGTTCATCAAAGTGTTATTAAGATTTTAGACAAATATAATCTTAATAGTAGTGATGAAACTGCTGAAGTTGTTGAAACTGTTAGGAAATCTGTAAAGAGATTTTCACCACCCTCTTCTGAAGAAGTTGAATCGTATTGTAGAGAGAGAAATAACAATGTTGATTCAGAAGCATTTTGTGATTTCTATGCAAGTAAGAATTGGATGATAGGAAAGAACAAGATGAAAGATTGGAAGGCAGCAGTAAGAACTTGGGAAAAGAAAGACAACAATAGCAACAAGTCTAAAGTGCAAGGGCAGATACAAGAATGGCAGAAAGCACGACAAATAATTAAAGATCAATGATACCTATAAAAACTATTCAAAGGAAAGATTTGCAACTTAAATGTGTTGATTTATTAAGCAAAACATATATTGAGTTGGGGCAAAAACCAGACCACGAAACTATTGTTATTTTAGCAACTTCATTAGCAGATGATTTGAGCAGAACATATAAGAACTTCTACTATGAAGACGCACAAGAAGCGTTTAGATTAGGTGTAAGAGAGCCAATTAAAGGAGATTTTATACACTTAAATGTGCAAACTTATATGAAATGGTTAAAGAAGTATAAAGAGTTGGTTTGGAACGCAAGACACGAAGTTGAGGTTTTAGGTAAAGATCCATCTAAAATAATGCATTACAGAAAAGAGCCAAAACTATTAAAATGATAGATAAGGATATGTTTGATTTATTAGTAGAAAATGAATGTTTATTAGCTGATGGTTATGATGAAGCATTAATAGGGATAACAGAGGGTAATAATCCTGTGGCTGTTTATGATGTTGAGTTATGTATTAAATCTTTAATGGAAAAAGATGGTATGAGTTATGAAGATGCAGTTGATTTTTTTTATTACAATACAGTATCATCTTATGTTGGAGAAAAAACACCTTTATTTTTATTAAAAAACATAAAATGAAAACAATATTAATTATTTGGGGAATACTTATAGTCGCTTGTATATTAGAAGGAATATTTTGTTCTGAATTTGTAGATGACGATAGAGAGATATAAAATAAACCAAGAGCAAAAGAAAAGAATTTGGAAGTGGCTGCAATCTAATAATATTGCTAACAGAGGGGAGTTTGATGGTGACAAGGAAAAGCAATTAGTGGGATTGATAGGTGAATTTGAGGTGCATAATTATTTGTTAGGCTATTACCCAGAATTTAAGAAGGGATTTGATGGGGGTGTTGATATAATCTATAAAGATAAAACTATTGATGTAAAAACTATGGGTAGGAATGTAGATTGTCAAATGCACTATGTTAATAACTTTGTTGCGAGTCAGTTAAAATACGATTGTGATGTAATTATTTTTGCATCTGTTAATAAAAAAGACAACATATTTTCAATATGTGGTTGGATAGAAAAAAAGAATTTGACTCGCAAATCAACACTTTATGAGAAAGGAGAAAAAAGACAAAGAGATGATGGAACTTTTTTTAAATGCGAGGCTGATATGTATGAGATATTTAATTACAATTTAATAGATATGAAATGGTTAAAATAATAAGATATGTATAGAACAATAAAATGGGTGTTAAACAACCATATTAGAAATGGTGTAAAGTCTTTATGGACTTGGAAGGATAATAACTTTACTTGCATCTACCAAAACTATGCGGGTACAGATAAAATATTTACTCCACAAAATTTACTTGAAAAAATAAAAGAAAAGGAAGGGGTTGTATGATAAATTTTTTATTAATTTTGATGGTTGTAATTTTATTAGTGTGGAATATAGCACTTAAAATAAAAATTAGAAGAATTAGCAGAAGGTTAGAAGAAAGCCAAAGTATATTTAGAGATAAATGGGTAGATGATGGGTACGAAGCATACTGAACACAGTAAATATTATTACGATAAAGAAAGAAATATGCCCTACAAAAAAGAAGATAAGGAAGACAAAAGAATACCATCTTATTATATTGGGAAATACCACAAATATGAGGCAAGGAAAGTTGTAGAAGATTTTGAACTTTCATATAACTGTGGAACTGCTGTAACTTATTTATTAAGAGCAAAACGCAAACACGATAGCCCAATAGACTGTATTAAAAAGGCTATTGCACACCTACAATTTGAATTAGAAATTTTAAAAAATGCGTAAGCCAATTTTTAGAGTGTTAATAGATTACACTATTAAAAACAAAAGACACGTTAGGGGTAAGAAAAATATATTAGATACATTTGTTTTAACCGACAATATAAACGAAATAAAGCAAGATAAAGAATTAATTGATAGAATATGTTATCTAAACAAAAAGAATCCATCTGATGTGGTTATTGAGTTTAATAAAGTAGAAATAGAAAATCAATATGGGCAGACATCAGACAGATTTTAAAAGTGCCCTGAAACTGCCAGAGCCATATATCTATGAAACTGCTATGAAACTGTTAATATAATATTATGCCTAAAATACCAAAAATAAAACCATCAGATAGAAAAGATAGAAGAGGTGGTGGATATGCAAGAAGAAAATTTACCACGCAAGAGGCTGATGCTATAAGAGAAGAGTACGCAGGGGGCGGGGGGGGTATATCCCAAAATAAATTAGCACAAAAATATGGTGTATCACAACCTTTAATGACGCAATTATTAAATGGCAAAACTTACAAGGACTAACCCAGAAGAAGAAGTACAAGCATCTATTGTTGAGTATTTGAAATGGCAATATCCAAAAATAAGGTATTGTGCAAGTTTAGGCGGTATAAGAACATCTATGCGTCAAGCGATCAAAGCAAAGAAAACAGGATATGTTAAGGGCTTCCCAGATCTACAAGTGTTAGAGCCAAAAAAAGAATATCACGGATTGTTTTTAGAGATAAAACCACACAAGAAAGCGTACCCTACAAAAGAGCAAAAAGAATGGATTGCATATCTAAACGAAAAAGGGTATTACGCAAAATGTTGCAAAGGAATAGATGATTGTATTGATACTATTGATTGGTATATGAAACTGCCCTGAAACTGCTGAAACTGCTGAAACTGCTATATTAGTAGTATAGTATAGAGATGAGCCGAGAATTTTTCTTGGCTTTTTTATTTTATTGATTTTGAAATAGTTAAGACAAATTGTCAGTAAAGTTTTATACAACAAAGTTTGGTATTCTCAATATTTATTGTATGTTGCAGCATTATTAATCAAAAAAAAATAACGTACTATGATAGCATACAAAAAATGGTTGATACAAACAGCCGAAAAAATAGATGGCGATTTACAGACAAGTGTAGCGGCACTAATATTAATAGACTTACAAAGCCAAAAAGAAATAACATTTGATTTAATGGATCAGATGGCAATAGACAATATGATTTTTTCTGATGAGGTAATATTAAAGGTAGCAAATAAAATAATAAAACAAATTAATAACTAAAAACAAAAACAAAATGACAACAAAATTAAAAGAATCAGTAATTAGAGAAAAGTATAGTAGTAGAGGCGGGGGGATTGAAATAGATTTAACACCTTATGGATATGAGGGTGAGAAAATGACAGTATATCAGAATTATTTAGGCGGGGGAATGTTAGGGGGAGTAGCAAATGATTGCACTATTAAGGATTGGCAAAGTGATATGAATTTAATTGATAAAGCATTTGAATTAAAGATATTATTTTGTCAGAATATGGGATTAGATGCAAGATATTTAGATGTGAATTTACCTACATCAGCATATTAAAATTATGAATATGAATTTTGAAAATTGGGTAAAAGGTACA